TTAAGAATGGTAAAATGGGAAAACTAACTGATAGTGGAAATAAAAAAGTATTTGAATATAAAGACACAGGGTGGCGTTATCCAACTCAGGTATTAAAATTTAAACGAGATATTCTTACCAGCAATCTACATCCAACACAAAAACCTATTGCTTTAATGGAATACTTAATAAAAACCTACACCAACGAAAACGAATTAGTTTTAGACTTCACTATGGGTAGTGGAACAACAGGCGTTGCTTGTAAGAACTTGAACAGAAACTTCATTGGTATCGAAATGGATGATAATTATTTTGAGATAGCAAAAGAACGTATCAATGAGTAAAGCACAGATAGAGTTACCACCTAAGTTGGTTCCTGTGTTCGAGGGAGAAACAAGGTACAGGGGTAGTTATGGATCTAGGGGTTCAGGCAAGACAAGAACCTTTGCACTAATGACTGCGGTGATGGGTTATCGTTGGGGTATGAGTGGCAAGAGTGGACAAATCCTCTGCGCTAGGGAATTTATGAACTCGCTTGATGATTCATCCCTAGAAGAAATCAAGACTGCCATTAGGTCAATAGACTGGCTCAATGATTATTACGATGTGGGCGAGAAGTACATTCGATCTAAAGACGGCAACATACATTACACCTTTGCAGGACTCAGACGTTCACTCGATGCGATTAAGTCTAAAGCTAGAATATTATTAGCGTGGGTCGATGAAGCAGAAGCTGTGAGCGATATAGCATGGACTAAATTAATACCTTCGGTGCGTGAAGAAAACTCAGAGATATGGGTAACGTGGAATCCTGAATCAAAGTACAGTGCCACCCATGAACGCTTTAGAGAAAACCCACCTAAAGACTCTAAGATAGTAGAGCTTAACTACACAGATAATCCTTGGTTCCCAGGAGTGCTTGAAAATGAAAGATTAGAAGATAAAGAAAAGCGTCCTGATGTGTATAAACATATTTGGGAGGGTGATTTCTTAACCTTTAGCAAAGGCGCTTATTATGCCAAACAGTTAGAGGCGGCAAGAGAAGATGGACGCATAGGCACAGTACCGATTGATCCGATACTGCCGGTGAGTAGTTTTTGGGATTTGGGTATTGCAGATGCAACTGCCATTTGGTTGGTGCAACAAGCAGGCACAGAAATAAGAGTCGTGGGTTATTATGAAAACTCAGGTGAAGGACTACAGCACTACATCAACTGGCTGCATGATTTTAGAGACAAGCATTCAATCGTGTTTGGTGATCACTTCGCACCGCACGATATAAAGGTTCGAGAATTGACCACTGGTAAAACTAGAAAGGATCAAGCCAGACAGATGGGCATAGTTTTTAGAGTAACACCTAACATTCCGATTATGGATGGTATTGAAGCAGCCAGACGCATATTCCCACGATGTTACTTTGATGAGAAGCGTTGTTCAGATGGCTTAAAGGCATTGTCTCATTACCGCTGTGAATACGATGAGGACAAAAGGATGTTTAAAGACAGGCCATTACACAATTACGCATCACATTCGGCTGATGCTTTCAGATACTTTGCAGTGGCTTGGCGAGATAAACGAGAAAAAGGCTTGAATCAACAAGCCGTTATGAAACAAGAGTGGAGTGTGTTTTAGTGTGGCTTAAACAACAAGCATTAATTGATACTTGGGATCAGTCATTTATTGATTGGTTTGTCGTCTTTGAACAAGGTGATATGCAATACTGGTGGGCTAAGTATTTACAACCAGGCTTTAGACATTGTTATGCGGTTAGATGGGATGGCTTTAACTGGATTGGTTATTATCCACATTTAGGACATACTGACATTGATGTGCTTAATTTTGGTAAATACGATTCAATACTAAATGTAGTTGCAAATACAGATTGTAGTGCTATACTGTATCTCAAAGTGTGGCGAGACTCAAAACGAATAAGAGCGCCTTGGCCTACTGTAAGCACTTGTGTAGAACAAGTGAAAGCAATACTAGGGGTTCGCAAATGGTTTCTGTTCACAGCTTGGCAGTTATTTAATTATTTGGAGAAACAAAATGGGCGGATTATTCAGCAAACCTAAAGCACCACCAACACCAGCACCTACGGTTATTTATCGAGACAGAGTGCGTTCCGAAACGGCAAAGGTCGATACTAAACTAGATGCAGCAAAGAAGTCTAAAGCAGGCACAGGCAGAGCTTCACTATCAACAACCGAAGCAGGACTTAAACCAACAACAGCAGAAAAAGACGCTAAGAGAAAACGCACAAGAGTGTCGGGTCGATACGGCAGACGTTCATTGTTCAGTGGCCAAGAGACAGGCCTGAAGAAAGGACTAGGCTAATGGGAAGTGTAACAAGAATATTTAAGAAGCCTTCAGCACCAACACCAGAATCACATCCGATACAAAAGGTTGCAGCTGCGGTAGATAAGCCGGCAATTAATGCTATGGCTAATATGCAGAAAGCAGATCCAAGTTTTATGAAGAAGGTTGGTTCTACTAAAGAATCAGATCCTGTAGCAAAAGACACATTAGGATCAAGTAAAAAGAAAAAGAGATTACGTGATGGCAGACGTTCACTGATCTCTGGTTCAGCTATGGGCGTATCAGACAAACTAGGATAATCTATGGAATACAAAATACCCAAGAAATTAGGTACAGTTAAGCAGTTAATTGATCGGTTCGATGTGGCTAAAGCAAGGAAAGCACCTTGGATTGATCATTTAAGAGAGTGTTACGAATACACCTTACCCCAAAGAGAGACGTTTAACTCTTATTCGTCAGGTCAACGTAAGAACCGAGACATATTCGATTCAACCGCAGTGATTGGTGTTCAGTCTTTTGCCTCTCGAATGCAAGCCACGATGGTACCGCCTTGGCGTAGATGGTCAATTCTTTCACCTGGCAGTGATATAGCAGAAGAATTTAAAGAAGAAGCACAAACATTACTTGATGCAACCACAAAAGTTATCTTTGATCACATTAATCACTCTAACTTTGCCACCCAAACACACGAAGCATTCTTAGACTTAGCTATCTCAACAGGTGCAATGACGATTGAGCGCTCGAAGAAACCAGGCGCTGCATCAATGCTTGAGTTTAATGCGGTTCCTTTAGCTGAAATATACCCAGAAGAAGGCCCTAACTCTAGCATTGAAACGGTTTGGCGTGAAAGAGAAGTCGCTGCACGTAACATTGAGCGTGAGTGGGAAGGTGCGAATGTATCTGAACAAACACAAAATCTCATTATTTCTAAACCCAATGCCAAAATAACCATCATTGAAGGGTGTGTGTATGAGCCAGAATCTGATATGTATTACACTTGCATTATTGAGAAGAAACAAAAGCACATCATTTACACCGAAGAAATGGAAATATCGCCTTGGATTATATTCAGAGAGATGGTCGTGCCTGGTGAAACACTAGGTCGTGGTCGTGTGATGCAGTTACTTCCAGACATTAAAACACTTAATAAGGTTAATGAGTTTACCCTACGCAATGCAGCACTAGCTATCTCTGGTGTTTATACAGCACAAGACGATGGGGTGATTAATCCATACACAATGACATTAGAGCCAGGGGCGGTTATTCCTGTAGGATCAAATGATAACTCTAACCCAACACTCAAACCACTAGAGCGTTCAGGGGATTTTAATGTCGGTGAGTTAATCTCATCTGAATACCGAGAAAGAATTAACAAAGGCTTGTTTGCTGAACCGTTTGGTGGCATGGAGTCACCCACTAAGACAGCAACAGAGATGAGCCTTAGAGGGCAAGAGTTAGTCATGAGTGCTGGTTCAGCTTTCTCAAGGTTGCAAACTGAGTTTGTGGAGAAGGTGATTAGACGTGTGGTGCATATTTTGTCTAAAGAAGGCAAGATTGATGATGTTAAAGTCGATGGTCGTTTAGTCACCATCAAACACACTTCACCATTAGCCAGAGCGCAAGATCAAGAAGATCTATTATCCATGCAACAGTTTATGGAAATGGGTGGTGCATTAGGCCCAGAGATGTTCGGCCTTGGTGCTAAATTAGAGGACATTGTGGCTTGGACAGGGCATAAGTTAGGTATTGAACAAAAACTACTTAGAACACAAGCAGAGCGTGATCAGATGCAAGAACAAGCGGCTGATATGATGAATGCACAACAAGCACAAGCACAACAACAAGCACAACCACAAGGGCCGCAAATAGTCAATGGATAAAAGTTGGGGAGCGCTCGATCTCGAAGGTGATCATCTGACAAAGATGAGGGCTGACAATGAAGCAAAGGCACAAGAGATTGCCTCACAGTTTTTTCAATGTTTTAACAGTGATGCTGGCAAGTTGGTACTCAATCGACTTAAAGACATTACTATTAATCGACCTGTTCTGTATGCCAATTCAACACAATTCAGTGCTGGCATTCGGGAAGGTCAAAATCAAATTGTTCGACAAATACTTGAACAAATTAAAATAGCAAACGGAGAGTAAAAAATGAGTGAAGAAACACTGATAGAAGATACACCTGTGGAAACACAAGCAGAAGAAGTAACAGCAGATACCATTGAAACCACAGAAGGAACAGCAGCAGAAGCAGAACGTCCAGAGTGGTTAAAAGAAAAATACACCAGTGTTGATGATCAAGCTAAAGCTTATTCAGAATTAGAAAAGAAGTTTGGTGGCTTTACAGGCGCACCCGATGAATATGAACTGAGCTTACCAGAAGAAGTAGAAGGTGAGTTTGACATGGAAGATCCTCGAATGTCTTGGTTTCAAGAAGCGGCTAAAGAGTCGAATATGTCACAAGATACTTTTACTCAACTGTTACATGGCTGGGTAGAACACGAAGCTCAAGCCACAGAGTTTGATCGTGAAAGTGAAATTAAGTCTTTGGGTAATAACGCTCAAGGTCGATTAAAAGACTTGGCTGATTGGGGTTCGGCTAACCTTGACCAAGACCAATACGAAGGCTTTAAAGCACTTGCAGCTTCGGCTATGGGTGTGGGTGTATTAGAAGCATTGGTGGGTAAAACCAGAGAGGGTTCAATCCCACGTTCTAATTCAACGGTACAAACAGGGGAAACACCAGAGAGCTTACAAAAACTCATTGCTAATCCTGAATATCAAACCAGTGTGGACTTTAGAAAAAACGTAGAACGTAAATTTAAAGAATACTACGGCTAATTAGGGGTCACTGCCTAATCGGGGTTCCTTACTCTCCTCAAGTTTAGTTTTCCTCGTTAGTTATAAAAAAGTGCGTCAGCCAGTACGATAACTGGCACTTATTAAAACCCTTGACAAATACTATTAATTAGATAATAATAGTAGTCAAGTTACAAATGGACACCTTCTATTTAAGAAGCCCAGATCGAAGTAACGCGATCTGCCCCGCAAGGGATACCAGAACACAAGGTATGTTTTTTAAACAATAGGAGGACGTAATGTCTAAAAATTTAACAAGTGGCGCTCAACAACAATTTGACGCTGAAGTAAAGCAAGCTTTTCAAACAGCTGGTTTTTTACGAGACACTGTTACTATCCGCAATAACGTGGTTGGTGACATTTATAAGTTCCGCAAAATGGGTAAAGGCCTAGCAAATCAAAAGCCATCTCAAGCGGACGTAACCCCAATGGATGTAACTCACAGCTTAATCAGCTGCACACTAGGTAACTGGAATGCACCTGAGTACACTGACATCTTTGATCAAGCCGAAGTCAACTTTGATGAGAAGTCTGAATTATCTGCAACTATCGCTGGTGCGTTAGGTCGTAGATTAGATCAGTTAATCATTGATGCTCTTGCAGCAGAAGCTTCACCAGCAGGCACGATTGTTCATGGTTCAGCTGGCATGACGCTAGCTAAAGTAGTTACTGCATCTAAGCACCTTAACGATAAAGGCGTACCGTCAGGTGATCGTCACATCGCTGTTAGTGCTGATGGTCTTGAGGATATGCTTAACTTATCCACAGCAACCAGTGCTGATTACGTCAGTGTGAAGTCATTAATGTCTGGCGACATTGATACTTACATGGGCTTCAAGTGGCACATCATTGAGACTCGCTCAGAAGGTGGCTTACCGTATGCAGCTTCAACATGGGAAGGTTTTGCATGGCACAAGTCAGCAATCGGTATGGCTATCGGCATCGACATCAAGACGGAAGTCAATTATGTAGCACAGAAAACATCTTGGCTATGTAATGGTGTAATGAAAGCAGGTGCAGTTTCCAGAGATGGTGACGGTATCGTTTCTATTTCTTACCAATAATAGGAGAATAAAATGGCATATTCACATCCAAACTTACAGCGTGTCGGCCCTAGTAATTCTGACTCGCCTACTTTCTGGACTTACTCAACTACTGACACAGCAGCAACATTGAATACCGCAAGTTATTTTGATGACGCTTCTGATGATTTGACTGCTGGTGATTTAATCTATGCGATTACTTCAACTGGTGGAACGACTGTCGCTGCCTTGTATTACGTCTTAACTAACGCCTCTGGTGTTGTTGATGTAAATGATGGCACGGTGTTAGCATCTACTGACACAGACTAAGAACTAGAACTAAGTTCAACTTAGCGGTGGGTAACTGCCGCTATTTTATAAAGGGGTATAAATGGCAACTGATATTTCAATGTGTTCTAACGCATTACTATTAATCGGACACGACACCATATCCTCATTCACAGACCCTGGTGCAGGAGCTAAAGTAGCTTCCAACTTATACACCACAACCTATGAGAATTTATTAACGCTACATCGTTGGCGTTTCGCTTCGGCTAAATCATCTTTATCAAAATTAACCGCAACACCACTGAATGAGTGGACAAATGCTTTTTCTTTACCCAGTGGTTATTTAACAGCGATTAAGGTTTACCCAAACACAGACTTTGAGATCTATGAAAACAAACTGTATGCCAATACAGCAACAATAGAACTCGACTATATTTTTAAACCAGATGAATCAAGACTACCAGCTTACTTTGTTAAGTTGATGGAGTTTCACTTGGCTACACAATTTTCTATTCCTGTTACTGATAACTCTACCAAAGCAGAGGAATATCGCAATATGTACGAAGATCAATTAAGACGATCCAAGTTTGTTGACTCACAAGCACGCCCTAACGATGCAATAGTATCTTCGCCTTTTACTGAGGTTCGATAATGCCTAGAGTATTAAGCTTGCAGACTAACTTCAATTCGGGGATGTTAGATCCGCGCTTGGCTGCACGTACTGATATTAAGCATTATTACCAAGGCGCAGCTTCAGCTATTAATGTTGTATCAACACCACAAGGCGGACTCAAGAGACGACCAGGGTTCTCGTATGTGGATGACATTGGTGAGTCAGCACGATTAGCTGCCTTTGCCTTTAATGTTGAACAAACCTACTTAATGGTGTTCACCAACAACAACATCGAAGTGTTTAAAGACGGTGTTTCACAGGCCAATGTAACAACAACCTACACTTCGGCACAACTGTTTGAATTACAGTGGACGCAATCAGCCGACACCATGATTATTGTTCATGAAGATCATGCACCGGCTAAACTGGTTCGTGGTGGCTCACACACGTCTTGGACTTTATCAACCATTACTTTAACCAACATTCCACAGTTTGATTATGGCTCTGGCGCTGTTGATGTGTGGTCGTCTGCTAAAGGCTGGCCTAAGAGTGTTACCTTCCATGAGGGTCGAATGTGGTTTGGTGGCTCTAAGTCTCGTCCTCAAACCATGTGGGGTTCTAAAGTATCAGACTTCTATAACTTTGCCATAGGCACTGGCCTTGATGATGAATTAGTGGACATTACTCTGGACACGGATCAAGTAAACGCTATTACGGCTATATTCCCAGGCCGACATTTACAAGTGTTTACAACAGGTGGTGAATTTATGATGCCAGACAGTCCGATCACGCCTTCTAAGAGTGCAGTAAAACGACAAACACTATACGGATCATCCACAATTCCACCTAAATCTATTGATGGTGCGACTATCTTTATGGATAGAACCGGTAAGTCCTTACGAGAGTTTTTATTCACTTACACAGAAGATGCTTATACGGCTGGCACAACTTCGATTGTAGCATCTAATTTGCTTAATTCACCTGTTGATATGGATGTGTTAAGAGGAACGACTACAGACGATTCTAATTATGTTTATATCGTCAATGCAGATGGCACTATGGCGGTGTTTAATACACTAAGAAATCAAGAAGTATCTGGCTGGACAAAGTGGACAACGGCAGGCACAGTAGAATCAGTATGTACGGTAGTGGATGAAGTGTATTTGTTGGTTAAAAGAACAATCAACAGTGTCACAAAATACTATCTTGAGAGTTTAAATGTTAATACTTTCATGGATGCTAACAAGTATCAGACCATCACCCCAAGCGCCACAATAACAGGACTGGCTCATCTTAACGATGAAGAATGTCGAGTAGTGGCTGATGATGCAGTGATGCCGAATGCCACCCCTAGCTCTGGCTCCATTACTTTATCAAGAACAGCCACCACTATAGAAGTGGGTTT